GCACTGGTTTTCGTCCGCCCATGCTTCGACCGCTTCACAGAGCGGGCCGGCGTATTCCGCAACCCTGTCTCCGGCCAGATCGGTGAGCGTGGCTATCTTCTGTCCCGTCGCGTTGATGGTGCGGATGTGCGACATGGCCATGGCGACGAACTTGCCATTTTCCAGAATGAGCCAAAGCGCCCGGTTGCCTGAATAGACCTCATGAAAGATGCTCGCCGTGGTGCAATCGCCTTTGAAGCGCTTCGCCAGCCGGCCCATCTGCGTGACGATATCCGTCATGTATGGGGCCAGATCGTCCAGCGGCCACTTCGAGACGTTGTGGACCTCTATCAACGCATTCCCGCCGCTTGCGTCTGCGCATCAACGCCTTGTGCCAGGGTCCAATCGGTGCCGGCGGGGATGCGCGCCTTGAAGCGCAGGAAACGGGCGCGTTTCTTCTTGCGCACGATGCCGGTATTGGCCGACGGTGAGGCTTCTTCGGTCCATGAGACGCTTTCCCCTCGCCGGTTCCGGCCGCCGATGGAGATTTTTACCTCCTCCGTATCGACAATCGGCATGAGGGAGGTGACAAGCGTCATTTTCCCCGATGTATCCCCGCTTTCCTGCGTCGTGATGGTCGCTTCCGAGGCCATGCCGGCGAAGAAACAGAGTTTGTCGTTAGCGTTGAATGCCGCCATGACGGGCGCGCCGCCCTGCCATACCTGCGAATCCAGCGAGAACGGCAGATCGTCCAGCGAATAGCCGGTCAGGTCGGTCAGATTGTCGAGCGTGTAGCCGATCGTCCCCGACGCAAGCGGAAACAGGATGCCGACATTGCCGCCGAATTGGGTCCAGCGCTCCAGTTCCCAATCATAGACGATCAGCCGGTCGAATGCCGTGGTGGTCGAGGCGTACCGCACCGCGAAATAAACACGGGAATAGAACGGATCGACCTCGCCCACGATGTCATAGAGCGTTGCGCCGTCGATGGTGGTGAAGACGGTCCTGTCCACCTTTTCCTTGCCAATCGGGATTTCCGCCCCATCCGGGCCGATCATGTAGAACCCGCCGGCATCGGCAAAGAACGTGCGATAGCCCTTCGTGGTGATCGAATAGGGAGCCGCCGCGCCCCTCGCGTCGGTGACCTTCTGGAACGTGAAGATGACATCGGAACCCGGGACGAATGTCCCGAGGGTAATGGCGTGCTTGTGGATGATGATCGGGTTGGTCGAGGGCGTGACGCCCATCACCATTTCGCCATAGGCGAAGTCCTGGAAATCCGAACTGTCGGTTCCCGCCGTCCAGCCGGTGATATCGTTCAAGGCCGACCACTGCACCCGGTTAGGATGATCCGTCAGGCCGGAGAGAAACAGGAAATCGCCGCAGACCGAAATAAAGCGGGCCTTCGGTGGAGAGCCGCCAAGATCGGAGAAGGCGCTATCGACGCCGAGCTCATAGACCTGCGGGTTGTCGGCCGCATTCACCGCGACGACGTATTGGCCATATTGCGCAAAACGCCAGCGTTCCGTCGTGGTAGAGCTATAGGTCGTGTCGGCCTGGCTTACGTCCGTCCAACTCAAATCGGTATTGTTGAGGAGATAGAGCTTTTCAGCCGTGCCGGCGAAGATGTATTTCGTTCCGTCGTCGTCCGTGGCCGTAAAACCGCCCGTTGGGGTAGCGGCAAGCGCATCGGAAAACTCGGCCATCTGCGGGAACGGGATATAGCCCGCCGCCGAGCACAGCACGTTCAGAACGTCGGCCGTGAACTGCGAATTGAGGCCGCTGACATCCGGGCGCCATTCGGCAAAGGGAAGAGCCACCATCAGAACTGCGACGGGACGACAAATCCCGTTCCCGTCCGCTGCGCAGTCTCCCCGAAAAGCGCGCTCCGTTGGTCCTTGAAGTCGTTCAGGGCCTCCATCGCCATGGCGGCGTCTTTCAGCGTGTCCTTCTGCAAAATGTACTTGGCTCTGGCTTTCAAGAGGTCATATGCCTCGGTGAGCCATGCGTTTGTGCTGGAACTTTCCGCCAGTTCGCCAAGCCGATACGGACCAAGCTGCATCCGAACCGTGTACGCAGCGTCCGGTGTCGGGGAGAGCCTGATTTTCTGCTCGAAATAGGTCCAGTTCGTCGGCTTCCCGGAAGCATCGACGGCAATCGTTTCGAGGTCTTCCGGCGTGGACCGGGCGAGTTCCGCGCCGTCGATATAGAGCGCGTGGATACGCACGAGGGACGGGATATTGGCGTTGTCGTCGGAGCCGTACCATTCCTGGTTAGCAACGGTCGCGAATGTCTCGTCTCTCGTCTCGTTGAAATAGTAGTTGTCGCGCTCGCAGAAGCGTTGCGCGGCCTGGATGGCCTTGACGATCTGGGAGGCGTATTCCCCCTCGGTATCGTCAATGTCGTCAGCGATGGCGGCTTCAAGATCAGCGCGCGTCGTCATCGGCCTTGCACCATTTCACGTGAAAATGCAGCCCGCGCCCGACATGCTTGCCGCACTTCGGACAATGGCCTTTCGGCACTTCGATCTTTTGGGGAATGGGAGGCAGGAAATAACCCGCCTCCCACAATGTCATGAACGCGAGGTCCATCAGCCGTCGTTGTCGGGGATGAACAGCACGATCACTTCGGCCTCGCCAGCGGTCGCGGCGGTGCCGGACGTGTTGTAGGTCGCCGTGATCGTGGTATCGGCCGATAGACGGTTCGACGCGGTGAACTCATCGAACGCGACGGAAGCGATCGTGCCGCCGGCAAGCGCCGAGGCATAGAGATCATCATCCGCCGTGGTCCCCACGTCGATCGTGTTGGTCGTGCCCGCGTTGAAAGCAGTGATCACATTCACGCTTGACGTTTTGAGGATTAGCGACCCGGCCGGCACGACGCCGACCGTAACGGCCGTGGTATCCCCGAAGTCGATCGTCTTGCGGAGGTAGTGAACCATCTGCTTGTTGAAGTCGCGGGCAACGGTTCCTGCGGTGTTGGTAGCCATCTGTCTACCCTCCTTACGCCGTGTGCTTGGCGGCGTAGGAGGAGACGACGACGGTTCCGAAATCCTCGGAATCGAACTGCGTCTTCTTCATGCCGTACATGCACATGATGGACACTTCGAGCTTGCGCTTGTGGTCGATAAGCTCCTCGTTCCAGGCATAGGTCATCGGACCGTTGCCCTTTCCGTAAGCCACGACCGCAGCCTGGGCGCCGAGAAGAACGGCGCGGCGAACCGTGGTGATCGCCGCTCCGGTGGACGAATTGACGCCCTGCGTGACGTGGTTCGCCTTCTTCAGGATGACGTTGTTGTACTCGCCCAGCGCATCGGTGAAGATCGGGTTGTTCGAAACGCGCCCGCCTTCCATGGCCGCCTTCTGAATGTCCAGCCACTGCCCCGTGCTGGTATTCTTGCGAAGATCGACCACCTGATAGGGATGGAGGTACATCACGTAGCGGCCGCCAGAGATGTCCCGGCCATTGTCGCCCACTCCCTGAATGTTGACGGGCCGAAGCGGACTGTCGCCAGTCTCGGCAAGCTCGCGGGCGTAATCGACGTAATCGAGCGTAAACACGTCGCCGGAGGCGATGTCTTCGTCGCCGTCATTGACGGTCGGCCCGGTCGAATCCACCCAAACCTGACGGGTCGGGGCGAGGATCGTGTTGTTGCCGTTGAACTTCGACCGCGTTTCCGGCGTGTAGCCGCAGACGTGGTTGAAGAACACTTTCGACATGCGTTCCGCCTTCCAGGTCCGAAGACCCTGGCGGGCCGCTTCGCGAAGGTTCACCGACACGCGCTGTTCGTCGATCGCGCGGCCACGGTTGGGAACCTCGACCACATGGCCGAGTTCGTTGATGACGGCGGCATCGGAGTAGAGCGACAGGCTTTCGCCGTTGCCTTCCGCGATTTCGCCCTCGGTGAAGCCATCACCCGTCAGCTTCTTCATCAGAGGGAAGGTGATCTTGTCACCCGATTCCTTCTGGGTTTCGTTCTTCAGCTGGATGATGGAGTTTGGCGAGGAGCCGATGAGCGGCGAAATGTCGGTACGATAGACGATATCGTATTCAAGACGCCGCGACCACAGCTTCACCGCCAAGGCGTCGTTGACGCCAAAGGTAGTGTCTGCCATTTCTGGATTCCTTCATGGAATTGTGGAGGGGTTTAGCGCCTTGCGTAACGCTGCATGGCAAGCGAAGCCGGCATGACGGAGCGGCACCGAGACAATTGCGCCGGTCTGACGGTCCCGGCATCCGAAGCATGAATTTTAGGCCTTCATACGTGGGCCTTATGGGCAAAGCCCAAGGGCAGTCAGGCGATGCCCATTATCTTGTCGATCTCCGCAGCCTTGGCCGGGTTCGACATGAGCTTGCGAAACGCTGCCTCGCTCATATTCGCCAGTTCCTTCGCGGTAAGCTGCTTCGGAGCCTCGCCGCCCTGGACGTTCGACAGGCTCATATGCCGTTCCTGACGCTCGGCAATGGCTTTGACTTCTTCGGCCGGGTCTTTCTTCTCGCCAGGGTCGGACGGCTTAT